TACCGGAATCGGTTTTCTTGGTGATACTTTTGAAGGTGTGATGCGGGCGGCAGAATATTTAAGGAGAGACTAATGGAACCCACAAGTGCTTTGGTTTTTGAGGATCTGTTGACTGAAATGGCAGAGCTTGTTGGCGTAGCAGACTATAATAGTTCCAGCGGGGAAGCGATACACCCTAACGATAAAGGTGACATAAATAAACTTAAACGTGTGGCGAACAATGGCATCCGTAGGTTCATCAGCGAAGGCCCGCCTTTAGGTTGGAACTGGGCGAAGCGTATTATGTCCGTCTCCCTAAAGATAAGTTCGAGTGGTACGGCAACTGGAGGTTCAGCGACTACTCTCGAAGATACTGCTCTTGATGGTGACTATGCCGATGACTATTACAATGGTCTCATCCTTGAGATCGATGGTGGTACTGGTATAGGTGAGACTGCCCTTATTACTGACTACGCAGGGACTACCGCGGTGTTCACGTTTGCCGCGTTGTCCGGTGGGAGTACACCTGATACCACGACAACCTATCGTATTGGTCATCGATACGCTCTCGATCAGACGTTCGGCGGTCAGCCAGATGGAGATATAACATACCTCCGAGGTTCTGGAGTTGGCCCGATTAATTGGATCAATGAATCCGCTCTACGTGAATGGCGTGAAAATTTCACAGCCGGAGGAAATCCACATCAGGCGGCTATACGACCCTACGGGGTTCGCCGGTTTGAATTAATTGTCTACCCCGATCCGGGAGCGGCAGAGGTCATACAATTCCCATACACTTACTATTTTGATAAGTTAGATATCTTGACGGGAGCGGCAACGGCGGCGGCTACATCAACACCGTGGACTCTTACTGATACTGGTCGTAAAGAACCCCTTAATTATTTCAAGACTGATTGGATAATTGAGATCACGGGTGGGACCGGGATAGGTAGTTATGGTGTTGTAACGGGTTATGTGAAAACAACTGGGGTGTTTACTGTTGCCGGATGGTTAGATATTGACGGAGTGAGTGTAGGTACGCCTCCGGTGGCTACAGACACATATCGATTACTCCCAGTTAGTAACTTACAACCCGCTGGATTTGCGTTTGATAATGTAATCCGGTTGGTGTGTATGGCCGCGGCGGAAGCCGAGTTGGATGATGTCCAGACCCTTTGGGAAGGTAAATATCTTCAAGCGTTGGGTAATGCTTATAAGATCGATGCTCGATTAGCACCTCGGACCGTAGGTAATTTTGGTCAGGGCGGGATGCCTTATTCCGCCTTAGTACGAAGACGTTATTACGATTATGGTCGTAATAATTACTTGGATACAAATACACCGGGTTATCAATCCGGAACGTAAATAATTTTAACTTGGACCCCAACGGAAGTGGGGCCGTATATCCAAGGATGGGAGAAAGGACATTACTATGTCAAGAACACGGTACACATTAGCGTTCGATCATCACAACATGGTTCCCGCTCCTGCGGGATCGGCAGTAGTGCAGACTATCTTCAAGAGTGAGGATGGAATTTTGTTGGCGTATGGAAGCACCGTACCTGATGGTTTAGCTGGTTATGCTATCGGATGTATATTTATGCACACCGATGGTACAAATGGAACTGCGTTATATGTAAACGAGGGTACTACAACCACATCTGATTTTAATGCCATCACTGTCGCATAAGAGGAGTAATATGGCAAATTTAAGGTTGACGTTTCCTATTATGGGAATTAATAAGAGTCGAATTCCCGAGGATCAACCACAGGCGACCTCCCCGGATATGAACAATGTACGTCCTTTCGATGTACTTGATGAGCGTATCCGGGGTGGGCAACGCCCGGGGATGGTGAAACGATATAGCGAAAAAGTCTACAACGTCGTTACGGGCACAGGGCCGGTTGTTGCGTTGGTCGAAGTCTCTGTGACGGAGTTATGATATGAGTGTAATACTTGCACAGTATGATGATGCTAATGCTGGTTTAGCAGGTTACGGTTCTTATGGTGCCATAGATGGTGGGTCTACCAATGTAACTGCCCAAGGTTTTAAGTCTAATGTATCTGCTAGTTGCGAGGCGATAGCGGTGCGGATGTATAAAGAAGGTAGTCCCGGCACCCTCACGCTCGAAATACGGAATGTCGATGCGGGTGGTCCCGGCGACACAGTACATGCCACCACGACATTTGCCGGAAATACGATTTCGGCGACCTCGGCTCCCGGAGAAATAGTTTTGTTTCAGTTTGGCACACCGTTTACGTTAGTTGCGGGCACTCAATATTGTTGGGTGTTGTGGGTAGTAGGTGGGAGTTCGAGCAACAGAGTTTTCACTGTGAGGGTAGGTTCCAACCAATACGTCGACGGTATTGCCTACAACGATCAACAGGGCGGGGCTAGTTGGGCCAAACGTCCTACGGAAGAGTTTATGTTTATTGTTTACGGGGACTATGGAGCGGCAAGTGCCCCGGCTACAGAGCGAACTTATAATAAAATATTAGTTGCGGTAGGAAGTGGTACGCTATGGTATGAGAGTTCGGCGGGTACACTGTCTGAACTTACCGCCGCGAGGGATGTGATTGATGATAATGCTTTGTTGGCTATCGTGGCGGCGTATCAGAAAGTATTTATCGCAAATGAGGGCATACTTAAAGTAGTTGACTTCGCTAATGTAAAACTCGCTACCTCCGATCTCGGGACGAACCCACCGGATAAAGGGAATCTTTTAACGGGTGGTACGTCCGGGGCGAGAATGGTAGTGGATTATATTACTAATCTTGACGACAATGAAGTATGTACTTTATATGGACAACGAATAACCGGTGCGACCTTCGTAAGTGGAGAAACCGTGACCGGGGTAGACGATGATGATAATGCGGTATCCTTCGCCCTTAGTGCGAACGAAGTCGCCGGACCGCACATATATAACTGGACGACTTACGGAAATGCCGACGGGACACAGACCTCTTATGGATCTATGCCCAACAACTTATCTCTGTTATGTCTGTACCGCGGGCGTGTCGTGGGGGCGGGTAATAGAGAATATCCGTATCATTGGTATATGACCCGACAGAACCGCCCATTCGCTTTTAACTACGCCGCCAATGATGCACAGACAGCCGTCGCTGGAAATAACGCAGACGCAGGGGAGTTGGGTGATATCGTTACAGCACTTATTCCGTTCAAAGATGACTACTTGATATTCGGTTGTGGGAGTTCGATATGGTATATGTCGGGTGATCCTGCGGCTGGTGGCTCATTGAACGAACTCGATCTAACTACAGGGATATACAGTGGGACTTCTTGGTGTTTCGACGGTGCCGAGAACTTATGGTTTTGGGGAACGGGTGGCATCTATAAGACTACTGTTCCGGGGAAACCAGTAAATATCTCTCGGATACATCTTCCAAAACTGGTTAGAGACGAGGCTGTGGACTCTTCTACTCATCGTATCACGATGGCTTATGACTCGTACCAAAATGGAATTTTAATTACAATCACGAAGTTTTCCGATAATTCACATTCTAATTACTTTTATGATCTAGTAACTAATGGGTTTTTCCCGGAGAGTTCTCATGCGAATTGTGCAATTTATTCACAACTATTTTATCAGGGTGATGCTCCCGATTTTAGACGATTGTTGGTTGGGTGTGCAGATGGTTATATTCGTTATTATGATGAGGACACTAAGTCGGACATTATCGCAGATGATACAGTAACCGCGATTGATGCTTATTGTACGTGGGGTCCGTTGAAACTCGCACAGAACGATGATTACTACGGGATACTCTCTGCCCTCGAAGTTATTACTGCTGGTGGAGCATCAGGTGGGAGTCAGGCCGATTCGAGTAATGTTAGTTTTAGGATATTCGTTGCGGATACTGCTGAGGAGCTTCTTGAGAAATTGTCGGCGAACACGGACTATCGTGTGGCCGGTACGATTACCGCACCCGGTCGTCCGAGAGGGGCTAGAATACGAAAACGATTCCGAGGCATGTTCCTCGGGATACGTTTATGGAATTCCACAGCCGCTCAGACTTGGGCGGCCAACAAAATAATTGGAACTATCAAAAAGGGAGGTAGGTTTAAGTAATGGCTATTACTGGTAATATAGATCTTGGGGCGTGGCTTGGTAAAATGTATGGCCAATATACCACAGGTCGAGCAGAGGAAAAGGCGATGTTCGGTAAGGGTGTGGGAGCACTAGAACAGTATGCCGATATATTTCGACCCGGTGGGGAGTATGGTGCCGGTATAGAGGCGATGATTGGCCGGGGAGAAAAGAAAGCTGTTGCTTCGGGTTATCAAAATCTTGTAAGTGCTGGTCTTGCCAATACGACGATGCCGATGCACCTACAGCAAACCTATCAAGAAGAAATCGGCATGCCGACACGATTACGAGCAGAGGATGTTCGTATGGAACGTCTCGGTGGAGCACTTGGTTCTTTGGGCCAGATGTACGCCGGATATGACGCTGGTGGACCGACTGGTGGAGATATTGCACACATGGCTACAGGTGGATTCAGTACGATGATGCAGAGTCGAATCGCTGACATGAACGCACAACAAGCCGCGTTTGATCGAACGGCGAGGAATCAGGCAGGATTATATAGTCAGAATTTATTTAGGGATCAGCCCGGTGGTGGCGGTGGTGGAGGCGGTGGTACTACGCCCACAACCACACAACATCGTGGTGGATTTGCGAATCCATACGGTGGCGGTGGTGGTGGTTTTGGTGGTGGTGGTTTTGCCGAAGGAGAACTCCCTGTGATGGTAGGTGGACAGCGTGTTGAACCGGGCACAGAAGATATATGGAAACCGAAAATCTCTCGGCAAGCCGCGGCTGAGTATGGAATTGATCCACTGAGTCGGGGTTATACTTATGACCCGAGTAGTGGGACGTATATTGCACCCGGTGGTGGCGGTGAGACAGTGGAGGATGATCCGTTCTTCGATTATGCGTCTAATTTGGTCGGTATTTCACAATATATTTAAGAGGGGTGTAACATGGGCCGCAACAGAGTAGCCCCGCCAATTAAAAACGGAGACTGGGGTAGTGTTCGACGAGCGATTGCTCGTCTGAGTACCATTATCCTCGGCTCAGAAGCTACGCCCCAATTTGCTGGAATAACTCTTGGTAACACTGGACTTCATCTACTCGATACAGATGAGAGCCACGACTTAATAATTAAACCCGGGTCGGATTTATCTGCTGATCGCATACTCACACTAACTACTGGGGATGCGGCTAGGACAATCACATTGAGCGGTAATCCCACATTAGATGATTGGTTCGATCAAAGTGTGAAGGTAGCGGCGAGTCCGACATTTGCCGGGGCGACTTTAGGGGGCGTTGTGATTCCCGATTTGTTTAATTCGACATTAGAACCATCAGGTTTTGTTGATCGAGTTGCCACACTTAGTTGGGATGATGGGACTCAAACCCTAACGATAACAGGAGATCACGACATATATATCAAGGGAGTTAAGACAACTAAGAGCACGGATTCTATACAAATAGCAAATACCACTGGGTTACATTGGATCTATTATGATGCCGCTGGAACTTTGGTGAGTAATACGGCTCAACCTGACTTCGCACTACCTTGGATGGCTACGGTTTATTGGAATACAACTCCGGGGTTTGATAAGGGGTTGATAGGAGAAGAGCGACATTCTATTGTATTGGATTGGGATACGCATCATTATTTGCATGAGACTGTGGGATCTAGATATCAGAGTGGGATGGCGGGTACGTTTGATGCCACTACATTAACTGTAGAGGCAGGTGCGTGGCACGATGAAGATATTGAGCACACTCCCGCACAACAGACAACATGCGATGTCTTATATAAAAATGGTTCCGCGGCTTGGGAGTGGGATGCGGGCGTGTCTATTTACTATAAGTTGAATGGGACAGCCCTTAGATATAATAACGGTAATGATTTGGCTGACTGTACTTCTAATAGATACATGGCGATGTGGATTTTTGCCACTAATGATATAAATACTCCGATGGTAGCATTGATGGGACAGAGACAGGATACTACCATAAAAAATGCGAGGGCCAATAACACATACGAGGCTTTATCTTTTGGCGAATTACCTTTCGCAGAAATGAAATTACTATATCGAGTTATTCTCCGCAGTACTGGTTCTCCCCCAACGTATGTAGAGACACAGGACCATCGGACAGTATTAAATTTACCGGCGGGAACTTATGTGGCTACAGATCACGGCACTCTTACTGGGTTGCTTAACGATGACCATACACAATATATTAAAGACGCAGAATTTACGCAAGACTCGGGGATATTAGTAGGAACTGGATCAGGTATTTTTCAAGAAGAGACTGGGGCGACATTACGAACTTCATTGGGATTAGGAACCGGGGACACTCCGACATTTACTGGATTGACTCTATCCAATTTAACGCAGGGTTCGGTTGTATTTGCGGGTGCAAGTGGAGTTCTGTCTCAGGATAACTCTAATATATTTTGGGATGATACAAATAAGAGATTGGGAATTGGAACTGCAAGCGATATGTTGGCCCCACTTAATATAACTGGTGATACAGCAAGCATTGAAGATAGACATGAAGGTATATGGATACGCGGAAAAACTGGGGCTTATAT